GATGTATATGGTTCGGGTATAAAACGTGTAGTTCCCCGTGTCGTTTGGCATCCGACATATCTTTATTATTGTGAGCTTGGACAATATAAACTTTAGCCATTTCTAACTCCAAAATTTGCCATGAAAATTTCCGTCACATCAAGAAAGTGCTCGGCACCAATGCTATGTGCGATGTCGATGCATTCGTTGATGTACCACTGTGTATCCAAATCGTCAGGCTTTTCTGACCAATCACCCGGAACAACGTGCATACAGGCTTGTGCTCCGTCTGACTTTGGAACTTTGTTATTATTTTTTGCATACAAAATTGGCTCAGTTGTTTTGTTCGACTGATACCACCGGACAACCTTGCCCAGATATTTACCGTCTTGTATCCCACCACCAGCTACGTTTCTAGCAGTGATGAACATATCAAATGAAGCCCTTTCGATGGTTCGCTCAAAGCTCGTGCCACGGGCAAGCCACTGGCCTACGGCATATGCACATACTGGGGCAGTCGGATTTTTCCGCAATGACACCGGAGCGTAAATACCTTTTGCCTTAACTGTTTTGTCTTTTTTGACTGCGATGTAGTTGTTAACATCTTTAAACGCGATTTTTTCGTATGGTGTATATTCGAAAGTAAAACCACTCAATTCTTCAAATTGTTGTACACACCACCGGACGCTTTGTTCGTTATAGTCTGCAACACGAATAACAATACCGTCAGTGTTTGCAGATAACACGGTGACACCCTCGCGCTCTAACATTTCAATGAGCATCAACAAAGTAAATTGTCCTGTCATTGTGACAGCTAACATAAGGTCCGGAGCATACAGGATGCTATGAGGACTAGCTAACTTACCGAAGGTGCCGTTCAAACTAATTTTTAAAGTGTCTGCCGTGACCTTATCGCCTTTGCTTTTTGCTTGAATACGTTCATCATAAATCCGACGATACTCGTTGATAAAACGATCCCCGATGTGCGATGGTGATAGATTACCGTTTAGAATAATCGTCGGATAAAAACTGGCGGCATCAATCTCATATATTAATTCATCGCGTGCAAGGTGAGTGACCCGTTTGTCATGGGTCGAATGCAATCCCCCAATGCCTAACTTATAACTTCCCGTCCGTGTGTAGACTTCTAATTTATCCAAACTGTCAGGCATTTTAATATGACCGGATTTTTTATCGACATAAAATTTCATCTCAGCAATATCTTCTAAAACAGATTGCGTGCCTGCAAAGTCCATTTTGAGATATTCAGGTGGATCGTAGGTGATTGAGTTTGGAATTGGAACCTCATAAGATTTTAATTTCAACGTTTTTTTAAACGCTTGTTCAGCCATTTGACTATCTGACTTGCTTCGCAGATCAATGCCATATTGCTTTGACATTTGCAGTCGAAGTTCTAACTCCGGTTCGAGTTGTTTAAATAATTTCTCAGTCGTTGCTATGTCATTAAGGCAGTACGACTCTAAAATATTTTGTTGATCATCGTCTAAATCTGCATCAGGATCATAGGGTAGATCTTGGAGCATTGGCATATTCATTCTTGCTCCATAGGCTTTCAGCCCGACAAAACTTGGTGCGACTTCAATCAAATCAATGTGATCATTAAGCACATCGTTTAATTTGTATTCGGTTTTAATTTGGAACGAGGAAATACCTTCAACAATAATTGCGTCACTAATTCGTTTAATCGTCTCGGTGTCTAAACCTTTACACCAAGCAGAGACAATAACACTGTCATAATGGTAGCTATTGAAGCCTACGAATGTTTTATCTTTATCACCGACGAATACACGCAACCGAGTAGCTGACCCAGACTCACTGTGCCATATCGAGTGCCGTTCATTTGTCTCGATACACTTGGCTAGGAACAACGCACAGTTGGGGTAAACCTCAACATCAAATACCCAAGTGCTCATGGCGTACACTCCGCGCCTAGTCGTTTGTAATCAGGCCACGCTCCTTGCTGAACCATGTAGCAATAATGTTTGAACTCCTTAAAATTGAAGTCCACATCCTCAGCGAAAAAATAGGAATGCACGGTTAGGTAAACGAGTACCAATACCAAAGCTATAAAAATTGTTCCGTACATATTATTCATTATTCGTTCTCAGTTATAAAAGGTTCCCCAGAAGTTGCAGCTTCTGGGGAGTATTTGGAAATAATACGAGATCATCTTGTACCCCAGAACTCGTCGGACCAAGCTCTGGGATACTGAGATGGAGACTAAAAATAGAAACAAATAATATTTTTTGTCAACACCTATTTTTCCCGATTTGACATCTACTCCGGAAAATGTTATACTATGAAAATAACGATAACTTAAAACTGTAACGGAGACCCAATATGGGATTGATAAAAAAGTCCAAGAACGTAACCACTGCGGAACGCGACTTGGTGAAACGCCTTACCAAAAAATGTATCAAGGAAATCGTCAAAGCCAAGTGGGAAATCACTGGGCCAAATTCTAAGCGTCTTACTATGGCTGATGTCTGGGATAAATTGTACCTCAAAGTCAAGTGTAAAGGCCAGCGATCTTATGGGGGCGAAAACTATGTATGCATCGACGTTGCCCGATTTCGCAAGGGTAATACATTCGTCCATGAGTACGCTCGGATTAAAAATGATCCTGTCATCGGAGAAATGGAGTTTGCAACGCCAGAGGATGCATTGATGCTGACGGTAGCCCATGAAGTGGCTCATATGATTCACTACAACTATTGGGATACCACAAGGTGGTTGCGAAATGGTGACAACACACCTCACGGTCAGAACTGGCAAAAGATCTACCGGATTTTGCGAAGAGAATTGGTCAACACAAACAAAGCGAGGTTAGCGGCATGAGTTATCAAGACGATTTAGAAAAATTAGACGTTGAGCAGATTATGATGTGTGTCAGAGCTTTAGATGACACCCGCTGGCTTGAGACGGTTAAAGTCAAACGTTGCATTCGTAAATTGAAAAAACAGTATACTTCGTGGATGGATGAAGAAAGTGCAAACGAAGTTTTTAAAAAATTTCTGATTGGAGAGTAATGAAATGAGAATGTATAGGGTAATTGAAAACAAAATGCGGAGTGGGTTTGACATGGCAAACGACACTCGTTGGTTTGATACGGTTGCTGAGGCACGGGCTGAGGCGTTGGAGTTGGGGATGCCCCTCGACTCCATCGTGCAAGAGTTAATGATCGGCACGAAGGGTGATCTGATTCAGACCGTCAAAAATTTTCTCAACGGTGATTACACCATTGACGGTTGCATCCGGACAGTCAGAAGTCTGGGATCGAATCGTCAGGTTGCTAAATTGAAAGTCGTCAACTTATTTGACAATACGGAGGGGTGAGGTATGGATAAATTTAATTCCAAAACTTGGAACGAAGTAAGAGGTCATGGATCACCCTTTGATAGAGGCAGTGCAGATAGCTACTACGATAGACCTTTCAACCCACATTACAAGAAGTGGGTAAACGGTAAATATGTCAAAGTGCTCCGAGTTAATATGACCAACTTTGAGGTGGATGAATATTACACGGGCTATATAGAAAACGAAAAGCTCGGTCATAAAAAAGAATATTGAGTGTTGACCATTTCCGGAGTAGATGGTATAACACTTGTATAACTTAGAACTTAAAACGGAGAAAAAAATTGGAAACTTTATTTGATCTTTACACAGCCGCCGATGAGTTACTCGCCATCGAAGGTCAACTCAAAGCTCTTAACGCACGCAAGAAAGAACTCCATGCAGAGTTCAAGTCTCGCGGTAACAACATTGACATCGCAGGTCACGGTTGCACGATTCAGGTTCGCACACACAATCGTAAGAACGTTGACATTGCAGCTCTCAAGGCAAAAGTATCGCGTCAGTTTCTTCAGGCTCACACAACTGAAAAGCCTGTCACGACGATTGTCGTAAGACCTGAGTCAGCGTTGGCAACTCACTACTTGAAGGGAGTTGCGTAATGAGCAAGTCTGCAAAAGTTACCTCGGCAGTGACTGTTCAGGCTGATGTCTTCAACGACATCAGTCCCAACCTTTTACCAATCATCCATGACTTTTGTGCAGCTTACAAAATTCCTCGCCATGAGGTGATGGATTGGCTCATCTCTGAGGCTATGAGATTTTTTGTCAGGGATGATTATAATCTCGTTGAAGAATTGAGTGCGTTTCACGCATTGAACAAGCATGAGTCTGCTAACAACTTCCATGACGCTTTGGAACAACGGTTGGGTTCAGGCTACGCTAAAAACGAATGGCATAAACTTTCAAAAAGGGATTTCTAAAATGGAAAGGCAATCTGGTTACAACTCAAATTACAGGTCCAAACTTATGAAATACAGGGATGCGTCAAGAAACAAGGGTCTCGTCAGGGTAGAGGTGGTCGTTCCATCTGAAAGTCGAGGGCAAGTGTTGGAGCTTGCCCGACAGCTTCGTCAGGAGTTTAAAAACCCAGTACCCGTAAAACCAATACCCTCTCTTCGAGATGGGCCAACCGAATGAGGCTCCGAGAGTATCAGCTTGAAGCGACACGAGCCTGTATCCGAGACCTCAAAAAAGGGTACAACCCGTGTATCACAATGGCAACTGGTACAGGAAAGTCAGTTGTGATTTGTGACGTAGCTGCCAAACTTGTATCGACATATAAGAAACGAGTTTGGGTACTAACCCACAATCTGAAACTCACTGAGCAAAACCACGCGACATGGGAAAAGCATTTTAAGTTTGCGTGCCGTTCCGGTGTCGTGTGCTCAGGGTTAAGACCAGTAGGGCGTTGGGATTTCGAAGAATCAGTTATTTTCGGGACGATCCAGACAGTTGAGAACTACGCATATCGTAAGACCGTTCACCAACATAGCATACCCTCGCCAGACGTTATTATTGTCGATGAGGCCCATCGAGTACCGATGACACCGTCAGGCAAAAGCCAATATGAAAAAATTTTTAAACTCTATCCGGAAGCACAACGGGTAGCCTTTACAGCTACTCCGTGGCGTATGGATAACGGACCAATTTGCTTGGAGAAAACAGATGGAAATATTCGCAGTGGAAGCCCTGATGATATTGGCAGTGACAGCTACAGTGATCGTCACTGGTTTGATAGAAATAGTTTTCAGTATGATGTAAAGCGAGGGGTCGAGGAAGGTTACCTCGCACCGTTGGTTGGCCTCAACTCGGAGCTTCAATTAAATCTCGATGAAGTGACTATCACCGGAAAAGGTGATTACAATAAAACGGAACTAGATAGGGTAATGCATCGGGCAGAATATGATGCTTGGCTGGTTGCCGTTGCAAAATCATTAAACCAATTTGAGGACCGTAAGTTCATTGCGGTGTACTGTACCTCGGTAAAGATAGCCACGAGATTTGCACATCTGTTATGGGAACATACCAACCGAAAGACTTGTCAGGTATACGGTCACCATAATAAGGACCAACGGGAAAAAATTTTCGAGACCGTGAGTTCTGGCAGATGCAACGCTTTAGTCAGTGTGGATATGCTGACTACAGGGTTTGACCTACCACGTTTGGACACCATTGTGTGTCTCCGTCCGACATTATCCTCAAGTCTCTGGGTGCAGATCATGGGCCGTGGGACGCGATTAGCTGAGGGTAAGACTGATTGTTTGGTGCTTGATTATGTAGGCAATTTCATGCGTCTGGGTGGAGTCCAGATGATGCCAAATTACAAAGATGAAAAGTCAGGGGAATTGATACAGGCCCAGACTCCTGTCAAGCCACACATTAAAAAAGAACGTCGAGTATTTCCCGGTGTTAAAACGTTAGAAGTCGTTGACCCATTAACGGGCGAACCAGCTACAGATAATTCAATAATTAAGGCCAAAGTTCACGACTGCTCAGGTTGGGTCAATGGTAATGTCTATTACATAACCGTGAAATATATTTGTGAAACTGAAAATGGTATTCGAATAGACGCTACTCAATTTATCGATACGAGTCACGGAAGAGAAAATAATAAAGCGCATAAGTTTTTTTCTAGACGAAGGATTATAGTTCGATTACCGTCAAATCCTCGCATAGCAGCCTACCAAATCAAAGATGCCCGAAGACCTAATTTTGTTTTACTCAGACGATCACCAAGGAACAAAGCATGGTGGAATGTGATCAAGGAGATATGGACCGATGAGTAGACCACCAAAGAAACATATCTTTAAGGTCGTAGAGAAGGACAAGTTAGTAACAACGCTTGACTGTGCGTTGCATTATGCCGAGTTAGGTTGGTCAGTGCTACCAACGTGGGGCGTTAACGAGGACGGAACTTGTCGGTGTGGTCTGACAGATGCTCCGGGTCATAAACCGGGGAAACATCCACAAGCCAACTTAGCTCCACGGGGCCATTTAGATGCGACTACTAATGCAGATATAATTAGAGATTGGTTTAGCACTGACCCAACGGCAAACATCGGCATAAGTTTGGCAGACTCCGGTCTCATTGCTTTAGACATTGATCCTAGAAACGGTGGGGATACAACACTCGAAAAGATCGAGCAAGAGCACGGAGTTTTGTATTCGGACTGTGTTGCAGTCACGCAATCAGGCGGTCAGCATCGATTGTTTCGCGCTGAGGAAAACACTTCGTACCCCAGTTCGATTGGACCGGGCCTAGACTTAAAGCACCACGGCTACATCGTCGTTGCCCCAAGTATGGGTGAGTTAGGTCCGTACAAGTGGAAAGACAATCAGTCACCAATAGCTAATGTCAATCCGGTTACACCATCGGAGTTGCCAAAGTTTATATCCGATAGAGCACGAGCCAAGACTGAGCCTTATGATCTTAAGGAGCAATCTGGGGTGCCTGTAGCCACGGCTCAAACGTTTGATGATCTCCGCGAGGCTCTAAATTATATTTCAAGTGATGACTACAATACTTGGGTACAGGTTGGTATCGCGCTCAAACCGTACTCCGAAACAGGGTACAGTGTTTGGATGGATTGGAGTTCGAAAAGTTCCAAATTTGATGCCAGCTTGTCGCGTAAAAAATGGGATGTGCTACAACACCCACACAGTATTACATATAAATCTATATTTCGTGCAGCCATAGATAACGGATGGACTTCGTCGGCAACAGGCCGTGGAGTGGTGGAAGAAGTCCACCCGCTATCGCTTCAGAATGACCAAGGATCAGGAAGTCATTCCGTCACAACGTTTGAATACATCCTTAACGACTTTATGTCTACTGGGATAAATGTTTTAGCAGGTGCTCCGGGTGTAGGTAAAACAACCTTAGCGATACCACTTGCTTTAAGCGTTGCCCATATCTATCCGGTGGACTATCAATTGATACCGAGCATTCGTCGCAATGTAATCATAATTACTGAATCAGTGGTTCAGGTACAGCGCATTATTTACAGTGTAGCCACGTTTGGTAACACCGGAGCACGAGAAGAAGATTTTGATTCAGTGAAGGTGATCCCAGCCCGTAGGCTGAAAGCTGACATCGTGGCACAAGTAGCAGACGAATATCGAGAGTGGACCTATCCAAACGAAATGGCTGATGGGGGAACATATCACGCATTGCCATTGATTATGTTTGATACAGCTAACAGTGTGTTTGATATCGAATCAGAAAATGACAACAGCGAAGTTGGCAAAGTCATGGCATCGTTAAAAGAAAATTTTGACGGTTTTCCGATTATCATCATAGCTCACACGGCTAAGGCTTTAGGCTCAGGGGAATCAGATATGTTATCTCCACGAGGTGCTAGTGCATGGACCGGAGATGCGCAGGGCGTTTACACTATGTTCCGGGATTCTGAGACAGAGGACCGGATACTTCAAGCTACCAAAGTGCGTTTCCCCACAGACTATCAAGAGCTAACGTTTACACTGGTGTCGAACAGCGAACACCATAAGGACGTTCTGGGTTACGATGACATACTGTACTTCACTCATGCCTATGCTCGTCCACTAAAAGATGGTGAACGCAAGTCGTCGAAGGAGAGAGCAAAGCTGACTAAGGCTAATGAAAAGTTACAAGCATTGTGTGACGAGTTGATAAAACTAATTCGTAGAGAACCGGGTCAGTCTCGCTCCTATTATGAACGGCTGTCATCAACCAAAGGCGGTGTATCAGGATCACAGTCCCGAAAAACAGAGGCTATCGATCACTTGATTGGTGAATCGGTTGTTGAGAATGTGTCACTGCCAGACCAGAAAGGCAGACAGACCCACGGATTATTTATCAACGAACAGAAAATTACCAACGATAGATTAGACGATGAAGATCTGCCGTTCTAACGGAGAAAATTAATGGGCAACAAAAAAGAAAGTTGGCAAGAACAATTACGCAAACAATGGCAAGCTATATTAGACGCTGATCCAAATAACGATAAGAACCTTACGCCCGGTGAGCTTATCAGAAAGAAAGCGAGGGAAGACCTTCGAAGGGAACTGGATGAGAAAAATAAAGACAAGGATTAGTGTCCGAAAACATTGTGCCGTACTTCGGCTACTATCCAAGCGGAGTTGAACTGATTCAACAGGCAGTGTATCGGCACCAAGTTGAGGCGCGGAAAGTTCAAGCCACAACATCACCGGAGCTAAACCTAAAGCTCCCACCACCACCTATTGCATCTAGAAGGGGTTTGATAGTAGATATAATTGTATAACTGAGAATGGAGAATGAAATGGAAAGAGACTTAAACGATTACTATCCTACACCTCATAATATTATTGAGGCTGTAATCGATAGCACTGATTGGTTCAGGTGCCGTCAAACAATTTGGGAGCCGTGTTGTGGAGACAGACGGTTCTCTGAAGCACTTGAAACAGAAGGTCACACGGTCATCAGTCACGATATTGTAGAGGGGTACAATTTTTTTGATTGGAAAAATAAACAAGCAAATATAATCTGCACTAATCCACCTTTTAAATTTGCTCGTGAGTTTATCTCAAAAGCATTTGAACTTGGGGTTGAAAAAATGGTGCTTGTGCTACCAGAAAGAATATTTGCTTCGAAAGCTGGGTTGGCCTGTTTTAAAAAGCATCCACCATCAAAGTTTGTAAATTTATCTTGGCGAGAAGATTATTTGGGTAAAGGTGGAGCACCGGACCGATCCCTATCAGTAGCTTGGTGGGAACGTAACAAAAATGTAACAATCTTTGATGTTTTGGGTAAACCAACCAAACAGACAGAATTATTTGAGGTGCAGTGATGTTACAGGAAGCAGTATTAGCAGTTGGGATGCAACTGACCTGCATGGCGGTTGCAGTATATCACGAAGCACGAGGTGAAGGTACAGCCGGTATGGCAGCAGTAGCGCAAGTCATTACTAACCGTGTTCATGACCCACATCGATGGCCTAATACTATCTGTGAGGTGGTGTCCGAAGGTCCAACCTTGAAGTGGGATGCAAACGCTCCACTTAGAAACAAATGCCAGTTTTCATTTTATTGCGATGGCAAAAGTGATGTACCCACGGATTTTAAGTCGTTCAGTAAATCGGTAAAAATTTCTGAAGATATTTGGTATAGCCACGGTTTGAGTGCCGATATAACGGATGGGGCAACCTACTACCATGCAACATCCATCCCAAAACCTAAGAGTTGGCCCTATAAATATATACTAACTATCAACAACCATAAGTTCTATAAATAAAGGTATGTTCTAAATGTTCGGTTTTTTTTATAAATGTTCGGTTTTTTTTGGAACATATGTAAATAGTGGTAAATCTGAAGTCATCAATCGTCAGAGAGAGGGGCTATTTTATAGCCCTCTCACGCCGATGATTAGATACGTTCGTTCTGTTCGTTTTTACTATAGTCAAAACAGAACGATCAAACGGCTATTTGGAGCGTAAAAATGGCAGATAAAAATAATGATAAAAATAAGAGCAAAAAGTCATCAAAAAAACCTGAACTAAAATTGGTTAAAACTCCTATATGTTCGGAATCTGAAAAAAAAATCCGAACATATAAGAAGAACTCACAACGTCCTAACGCGAGACAGTATGATAGGGAAGCTATCACCGAGTTAGTATGCTCGGAACTTGCTCTTGGTAAATCTTTACGCTCTATTCTTGATGCTGATGACAAACTTCCGTCAGCTTCAACTTTCCTCGATTGGATTGGGGCCGACTCTTTTTTAGCGGAACAATACGCGCACGCGAGGCAGTTAGCCTACGAGCTACTGGCTGATGAGATCGTAGCAATAGCAGACGAGAACTATACTACCGACGAGCATGGAGTTCGTGAGCGTTTATCGTCAGAGGCGATCCAACGCAACCGACTCCGTGTTGACACAAGGAAGTGGATGCTAAGTAAGATGCTGCCCAAAGTGTATGGAGATAAAATCCAAACTGAACATACAGGCAAGGACGGTGGTCCGATCCAACTGGCGGCGGTCGATCTTCGGGGCTTGTCAGACTCCGAGCTTGATGATATGCAACGATTGCTCGACAAGGTAGGGAGTGATGAGCCTAGCTGAGAATGTAAACACAACAAGTCCTGCTGTACTGCGCGATCTCATCCGGATAGAGAAAGAGAGACGGGCGGCGAGTGCTTCGCTTTACGAGTTCGTCAAACAAAGCTGGCATGTTGTGGAGCCGGGCGTAAAGTTTATTGAGTCTTGGCATATCGAAGAGATATGCGAACACTTGGAAGCAGTCAGTGATGGCGAGATACAGAAACTACTCATCAACATACCACCTCGACATAGTAAGAGCACGATAGTCAGTGTGATGTGGCCCATGTTCGAATGGTTAACGTCACCGGACCAGAAGTTCTTATGCGCGAGTTACTCAGGCAACCTCAGCATACGAGACAACCTCAAAGCGCGGAGACTTGTCCAATCCCCGTGGTATCAAGAACGTTGGGGTCATATGTTTAAACTTGCAGGCGATCAGAACGCCAAGCAACGATTCGAGAACGACAAGACCGGATACCGACTCGCCACATCGGTTGGTGGTACGGCAACGGGTGAAGGGGGATCGAGACTTATCCTTGACGATCCGCACTCCGCACAAGAAGCGCAGTCAGATACAATCCGAGAGAGCGCACTGGATTGGTTCGACATGGTGTGGTCCACCCGACTGAACGATCCGCGTAATGACGCAATGGTCACCATCATGCAACGACTGCATGACCGAGATATCTCAGGCCACATCTTGGATGACATCGGGGGTTGGGAACATCTGATGATCCCAGCCGAGTGGGATGGTGTACCGAGGCGGTCGGTCCTCGGAGTGTATGATCCACGGCAAGTCGAGGGCGAACTGATTTGTCCGGAACGGTTTGGCGAGAAGGAGATCACCGAACTCAAGCAGTTGTTGGGAACGTATGGCACGGCAGGCCAGTTGCAACAAGATCCGACACCGAGCGAGGGCGGTATCCTACGCACGCAATACTTTGAGTTGTGGCCTCACGATCAGGGGCTACCACCGTTTGAGTATATCTTACAAAGCTATGACTGTGCCTTTACGGAAAAGACAACGGGTGACCCGACAGCCTGTACGGTATGGGCGATGTTTACCCACGAGGGCGAGAGGGGCGTGATGTTGATCGACGCATGGTCCGAGCACCTGACCTACCCAGACCTTCGGGCCAGAGCAATCAAGGATTGGAACACCGAGTATGGGGGGATGAGTAAGGACAGCCCATACAGCCGAGCACGTAGACCGGATCGGATATTGGTCGAGGCCAAGGCCAGTGGGCAATCACTCCTACAAGATTTGCGATTGGCTAAGGTGCCTGCCGTGGGGTACAACCCACATAATGCAGACAAAGTCAGTCGAGCACATCAGGCCGCACCGATCTTGGAACTGGGTATGGTATGGATACCGGAGAGCAAAAAGAATCCGGGCCATCGGGTTAGTTGGGCCAACGACTTTTACAACGAGTTGACTAAATTCCCAGTGGCCGCACATGATGATTATGTAGACACATTCACTCAAGCTATGATATATCTCAAAAATGATCACTGGTTTGAGCTACCGCAGGCGATGGATATCGATGAGCCTATCAAGCCCGACAAGCCAAGGATTAATCCTTATGCTGTTTAGGAGAACGACATGGTAGCTGACCTTATATCCGTCGAAGAGGCTTACGGACAAGATCCGGTCACGGGCGAAATTGACATGGATAAGTTCCGACAGTTTGCCGCGCAACAAGAACAGATACAGGCCAACAAGCCACAAGCTAGTAGAGAGATGCAATACCTTGCGGCTAACCCTGACGTTATGCAAAACGCCAAAGAACAACTAGCCA